GAAATTGTAAAAGTGTTTGAAAGTAAGGATTTTGGTAAGATTCGTACAACCAAAATTAATGATGAACCGTGGTTTGTAGGCAAAGATGTAGCTAGTTGTCTTGCTTACAAAGATACATCAGACGCTCTGAAAAAGCACGTTGACGATGAAGATAAGCTGACCCGGCGTTTTGCCGACTCAGGTCAAAGCCGAGAAATGTACATTATCAATGAGTCTGGTCTATATAGTCTTATCCTTAGTAGCAAACTTCCCACTGCAAAGCAGTTCAAACATTGGATTACGCATGATGTTATTCCTGCTATCCGTAAAACTGGTGGATATGTGAATAATGATGAAACATTTATTCAGACGTATTTGCCCTTTGCTGATGATAATACTAAGTTGTTGTTTAAGAATACACTAGAAACCATTCGTAAGCAGAACGAATTGATTGAGAATCAAAAACCAATGGTGGAGTTTGCAAATCAGATTACTCAGTCTAAAGATACCATTGATATTGGACAGCTTGCTAAAGTAGTTCATGATGAAAATATTAAGATCGGTAGGAATAAATTATTTGATTGGCTGAGAAATAATAAAATTCTTATGACAAGTAATGTGCCTTATCAATCTTATATTGATAATAAATATTTCAAAGTGATTGAAACAACTAAACATACTACATATGGAGATAAAATTTTTACAAAAACATTGGTTACTGGAAAAGGTCAGGCTTATATTGTTGAAAAACTAAGAAAAGAATTTTGTGATTAAAAGGAAGGTGCGAAATATAAATAAAACATTATATCAATTGATTAAAATACCTATCAAAGAAATTATAAAACAAAAATATAATGTGCAAATTAGCAAGGATGAAGAATTACAGAAGGATTATCTTATTGCACAACAGGACTCATTGCTATTAGATCAGTTGCGGCAGATTCGTGGAAAAGATTCTATTCGTATTAATGAATTGATTCTAGTTGAAGCTAAAAAGAATAAGAATACTAAAGAAGCAACAGAGCATATTCTTAGAAATGGTTTTGACTATAATGATGTACATTATGTACGTTTTGGTAAAAGTTCTTCACAAGGTAAAGCAGGAATTACAGTATTTGTTGATGCAGAGATTTACAATGAATTATTTATAATCACACAGCTTGATATTCCTATTGATTCATGCGTTGTATCTAAGTATGAAAATCAACGTTGTCTCCCCTTTAGCACTTGTACTATTGTAGATGGTAAGATTCCTAATATTGTTGTAATTGATGAATATACTAAAGTAATTAAAGACCAGCAGATTAGATATGTAGTAGAAAAAGAAAAAGAATTTGTTGATAAAGAAACTAAAGAAACAAAGAAATATAAAGCAAGAGAAATTGAAGATGGGCTACATGATATTCAGCTCTCCCCCTTTGATGGCTCTGGTTGCCATACACATGAAGTAAGTGAGAGAATTAGTAATGCTGTTGGGCTTGATTATACGGCTATTGGAGCGCAAATTAGACTTCCGTTTTTTAAAGGTTATTCTGTAGAAATGCCATTTAAAGAAATATACAAAGAAATGGGAATTTCTAAGATTAAAGATGTTTTTGGAACTTGGCATAATGTGGAAGATATTGATTGCATTTGGAATGTATCAATGTTTAAGGGTTATAAGATTTTTAAGAAACGATATGGTAATAACGGTTGGAATAAATATATGGAGACTGTTAATAAGTATCATTTTAAACTTGGTATAAGCAAATATAGTCATCATATTAAAAATCTAAATCTTAAAACAAGAATGAATTTTCAATATTTACAATGTCTTGATTTATGGAATCAAAAATATGTTAATTGGTTTAAAGATAAAAATAAGAATAAACCATATTATGATTTTCTGGATTCAAAAAATGATGGAAAGATAATTAAACTTGCTAAGTATTCCACTGATTTATATGAAAAAATAATTAAAGGAGATAAGTTTTATACATATAAATTTTTAGGTATTGATGATACGGATGATTATGATTCAAATGGTAAGTATGGAGAAGCAATTTTAATTAATGATGTAATGTTAAAAGACCCTGCTATTAAACAGTATTTGTATCGTAAGCTTAAAAAGCGGATTAATCAAATGAAGTTTGGAAAAATTTACGCTTCTGGTTTGTACAATACTTGTGTGGGAGACATGATAGGCTATCTTGAATATGCGGCCGGTAAAGAACCAGTAGGTTGTTTGAAAGCAAGAGAGTTTTATTGTAAGACAGTACCTCAAGGTAATATTCTTTCTTTTCGTAGTCCCCTTGTGTGCCCGTCAGAAGTTAATGATGTTATCAATGTAGATAATGATATTACAAAGAAATGGTTCAAGCATTTTGAAGACCAAGATGTTGTTATGATTAATATGTATGATTTATCAATGCCTAGGCAAGGCGGGATAAAGTGGTGTCTGTCCTCCCTATTGGAAACTTTAGGGTAATAAATATGGTGAACCTATAAAAATAGGGTGTCAATTTAACGTATAGGAGTCGTAGGAAATGACGATTAGTAAATTGGCTAACAGGGGAAGCAATTTTGTTATCCTGTGCTAAGAGTAATTAGGTTTGGGTAGAAAGGATTTAATGCAACAAGAAGTTTGGAAATCTAAAAATATTAATGGAGTTATTTATGATATTAGTAATTATGGTAATGTAAAACATAATGGGAAAGAAATCAAAACACGCTTAGATAAAGATGGATATTTGGTATGTACAGCAGGTAGTAAGAAGCATAAATCAATGATAAAAATTCATAAGATTGTGGCAGAACTGTTTATACCAAACCCAAATAATTTACCAGAAATTAATCATAAAGACTTCAGAAGAAGCAATCCATATGTTGAAAATTTGGAATGGTGTACTCATGATTACAATGTTAAATATTCACATAAGTACAATAAAAGTAAAATGAAAGATAATCATGGAGACAACAATCCAAATGCAAAGTTACATAGTGATGATATTATTAAAATAAAAGAAATGCTAAAATATGATAATGTTGCAAATATAGCAAGAAAATATCATGTCGGATGGCAAACGATTAATCATATTAAGCATAATGAAACTTGGAATATTATTTAATTGAATCCTAAACCTAATTATTAAAGTTAAGAGACTATCCCAGTAAGGGAGTACATTTAAGGTGAAAATCCTTATTTGGAAGTGCCATATGGCTAAACCTATCTTATAAATAGGCATGTCAAAGATATAGTCCATTTCAGGGACACCGATGGTGATGCTGTCTATCTCTGTAACGATTCTATGCTTTATGAGTCTAAAATACATAAGCCTATGATTATTGATATTGAAGATAAAGTGACTACAAATGAGAAAGATTATAATCAGGATTCAATCGTTGAGTACGAGATGAATAGTCGAGATAATCGTATTGGTGAAATTACTAATATTGCAACAAGCATATTAAATAAATATACGACTAATCCAAAGTCAAAAAAATACTATGCTGATAAAATTTCACTTTTGCGTATCTATCAGGGTTAATTTTTAGCTCCATTATATAGTGATATATAATGCAAATGTAGTGAACCTATAAAAATAGGGTGTCAATTTAACGTATAGGAGTCGTAGGAAATGACGATTAGTAAATTGGCTAACAGGGAAAACCTAAATTATATGAATTAATATTTTAATGTATATTATAAAAATAATATTTGGAAGGAGATGATAAAATGAATATTCAAGATCAAAAGAAGTATTTTGGAATTTATTGCATTGAATGTACTGGTAATCATAAAAGATATATTGGACAAACACACGAAAATTTTTATAGACGTTGGATTTTTCATAAATGGAATTTAAAGAATAATCATCATAGTAATAAATATTTACAGAATTCTTGGAATAAACACGGAGAACAATCATTTATATTTTATACGTTAGTAAAATTTTCTATTAGTGATAATATTTCAAATGATATACTTAATAAGTTAGAAATTAAATATATCAAAAAATATGATACTTATAATAATGGATTTAATTTAACTATTGGAGGAGATGGTGTTGTTGGTAAAATAATGTCTGAAAATGCAAAACAAAAAATTGGAATGAAAAATAAAATCAATATGCAAGGCAAAAAAATGTCAAAAAAAACAAGGAAACGAATGTCTGAATCGCATAAAGGTTATAAAAAAACAAAGATACATAGACAACATTTAAGCGAATCTTTAACAGGATATAAGAGATCAGATGAACAGAAAGAAAAATGTAGAAAAGCCAACGAGGGAAGTAAACAAAAAACTGCGAAATATACAGAGGATTTAATATTTCAAGTGAGAATGGATTTTTTAAATGGTATAAAACCACGTGATTTGTCTATTAAGTATAATATTCCTTATAATTATATTTATAGTGGAATATTATCAGGCACAAGATGGAAATGTGTTTGCCCAGATGGATGGAGAGAATATTTAGAGTTAAAACATTAAAATATAATTTATATAACAAGGCAATCCTGTGCCAAGCCTTAATTAAAGATTAAGGAAGGTTCAACGACCATTCCGTAAGGAAGTACATTTAAGGTGAAAATCCTTATTTGGAAGTGCTACATGTCTATATTTATATAGATAAAGATATGGTCTACTCCGACTGTTAATTACAGTGTAAAAATACCATGAAAATGGCGGTATAAAGGAAAGAAATTGATTTTCTTAAAACAGGTATACGGTGGCAATTAAGTCAGGGGTTAAGAAAGTTTTCGCAGCAACTCCCCTATTTTCTATTATTTAATTATCCTAAAAAGTTAAAACGTTATTATAAGATTAAAAAACATAACAAAAATGTATTGGATAGTAAAGATAAACTTCCATTAAATGCTTATCACTCCCCTTCTCCAATGAATGAACTTGCTGAATACATTTGTTCATGGGAACGTAAGAAAGTTCAATGGAATAGAAGTGTAGTAGATACAAGTTGTCTTATTCTTGATAATGATTTGAAATTAGATAACCGACATATCATTAAACAGATTAAGCATATTATTAATGATTTTGCTATTGTATGGAGGAACGCTTGTCAAGAAAAGGATAAATGTGATGATGATAATGATATAGATAATCTTGATGCAGTGATTTTAGGATATAAGGAAAAATTAAGTAAGATAGTTTCTGATCCTACTTTGCTTGCAAACTATGTCATTAAGGCGAGTTATTCTAATATTTCAACGAATAAGACGTTAGCATGGAGCGGCTATGGAGATACTATCATTTCTAATCTAAAAAAGAATACTCCTAAAATTAAACATACACAAATTGTTGAAGTAAAGGATTATGTTGATAATGCAAAAGAATATTTGGGTAAATATTATGTAATGATTGAAGATGATAAGACTGTATAATATTGACGGAAAGTATCTATATGAAGTTTTAGATGATTACAAAATAAGTAAAAATCAAGATGAAATATTTCATTGTTTTATGGATAAGATATGGCATAGTTCTAATACACGACAGATATATACAAAATATATACGATTTACTATACTTTCAGAAATAGTAAATACAGATGTGGGACAGATATTTTATAACTATGTGAATATTCCATATATAGCTAGTAAAACAATGACAAAAAATACTGATTACATAAGTTTGATAAGGCAAAAAATAAATAATATCTATAACAATTATTGTGAGCCAAGATTATGTACGAGAAAAGACTACATGGAATTACTGCATATGCCAAAGGCTACATATTATCGATGGGAAAAATATCATGATGAGGATGATGTAAAAGATTTAGCAAATCGAATTACAGAAAGTTTAAATAAAGCACAGGAGTTAAAAAATCAGTATTCAAAACAAAAAATGAAATTAACATGGAAACAATTTAAACCTTTTGTTGAAGAATATCTAAGACGAGGATTTAATAATTATATTCCATTAGATAAATTTGAAAATAAAGAACAATTTGTTTTGGATACTGATTTGTGGACTGAGGATAACTTTGCTATTCGATATTTATGTAGGTGTTTACAGAATGGAATAAAAGATTATCAAAAAACTTATTATGGGTTATATCGCAAAGGAAAACGAAGTAAATTAAAGATTCAAAGATGTATTGATTGCGGTGAACTGTTTTGGGTGAAAAACAAGGATAATCAAACAGTCCGATGTGCGGAATGTCAGCATAAAAAACAACTTGAATATCAGCGTAATAGTATGAAAAAACTAAGAGCAAGGCAAAATATGTGAAGTGCACAAATTAAAAGTTAAATCCCTGAAAAGCCAGTCCTCATGCGGCTTTCGGGGATTTTTATTGTACAGCTATATATACAGTATAGGAGATATAAAATATCCCAAAATATCATACCACTTTTCCATTGTAAATACAATAGCAAAATTATATTGCGACATAGTGTAATGGTAACACGCAAGAATTTGACTCTTGTATTCGCAGTTCAAGTCTGTGTATCGCAACCAGAGAATTATGGTTGACGGACTCACCTCAAACTATTGGCTGAAGCAAATCAATGTTAGTTAGGTGAATTCACAGGGCTATATCAAATTAGCCTTTTATCTAGCTTACTCTCCCCTATTCGGGGTTGAATATAATTTTAAAAATAAAAGGAATGAAGTTTTAACAGAATGATTGAAATTACAAAAGCAGAAAGCATAAGTATTCGCAAAGTTTATCCAGATGTTTCTATTTATCGGACAGTAAGGCAGAAAAGTAAACGTCATCATTATTATTTACCAGAAGAAACTTGTTATCTTGAATTGATTCGAGATACTAACATTGAAGCACGTGAAATTTTAAAGAAAACGTGCAAGAATAATCATT